TAACTTGCCAAATCTGCCCTTCTGTCATGGCTAATTACCTCCCTAATGCTACTGCTATTTTTTCCACAATTTCTTTTTTAGCTGGCTGTTTTGCTTGTTTGCAAGTTTGCAGTATGAATGTAATATCAATCGTAGTCCAACTTTTTTTCTTTGCTATCTCGTAAATCTCTTTTGCATCTGCTTCTACTCTTAACTCTTTTGCTAATGCGTCTATTGTTTTTTCCGTGATTGATTGAAGTTCTCTTGTAATAACAATTCTTTTATAGATTGAGTGCGGGTTATTTGCAATGACACGTGGGGTTGTATGGTCTCCTAAAAAGAGATAGGAGAAATTAAGTTCCAAGTCTTCAGCCATGTCTTTCAATTCGTTTAGGATATGATACTTTCCAAGTATTCTTTGGCTTTCATCTAAAATAAAGATTGGTTTTAGTTTCAGATAATCTAAGTGGTACTTTATTAAGTCTATCGTTCCTTCCCAAGTTCTTCTTGTTCCAGAACGTAAAGCCAAGCCAAAAAGTCTGTATAACCGTCCTTTTGAGATGTCTCCATCTGGTATTTTTATGTAAAAGACATCATCAAAATGTGATAAAATCTTTTGTGCTGAGAATGTTTTTCCAGTCCCCCATGAGCCATAAAGAATGGCATGGACGGGGCTTCTTTGTTCCTCTCTAATTCTTTTGACCGCCGCAATTGTGTTTGCAATCATTTCTTCTGTGTGTATCATTTTTACATACCTCCAAAGATTTTTAGAATGTCTATTTCTTCTTGCTCTTGTTTTGGTGTTTCTTCTTGTTTTATTTCTTCTGTTGGTGCTTGTAAGATGCTTGTTATATCTAATATTTCTTCTTTCCTTGTCTCTTTTAGCTCTTCTTGTCTTATTTTTTCAAGTTCTTCTGTTAATTTAACTTTTCTTCTTCCTAATCTTTTTTCTTTGTTTCTTATTTCTTTTAGTTCTTTTGTGTCTAAGCTTGGGACGTCTCTGGATATAAGCTGAGCATATCCAAGCTTTCTTTTTTCTTCTTTATCCCAGATTTCAAGAATCTGAGCATTTTCTAAATCTCTATAGCAGACCACTTCGGGAAGTTTTGGCTTTCTGCCATATTCTCCGTATCTTTCTTCTTGTCTATAATAAAATTCATAAACTAAGTTATCTATTATGATGCTATTATTTCTTACGACACGAACAAATCTTTCTCTAAATGCAGTTCTAATCTCATCAATTTCAGCTTGTCTATACTTTATAGTTTGATGCAAAACTTCAGGTATTACTAATTCATTGAAGTGTTCAAATCTGTGTTCCTGTCTGTTATATGTCTCAATAGCAGTTCTTAAAGCATCTTCAAAAGATTGATGAGTCTTTACATAGTATCTAAGAGTATCTTTTAAATCTCTGAATGACCGTTCAATCAATTTCTGATTCGGTCTTCCTGCAGTAGTATTGCGATATCTTATGCCAAGTTTTTCCAATCCATTTATTATCAAATCTGTCTTAAGTATGGCTTCGTTATCGCAGATAATTTTATCTGGCAAGCCATACTTTTCAAACAAGCTCATTAAATACAAAGCTATATCAATCGTGCTAAATGCTCTGTTGTAATATTGGACATTGGTGTCTTCTTTTACTTCTTTATAGAAAGCATCAAGGAAGCAACCAGACCATCTTTCACGGCAAATGAAAATGTGATAATGTTTTCCGTTGTGAGTGTATCCAGTTGCATCTATTTCCCATTCGCCTTTATTTCTTGATAATTTACCTTTTGATATCAAATGCTTAGACATTTCTTTTTTATCAAGTCTTTTTCTTTGTAGTTTTTCATATGACCCAAACTCTTCTTTTATGAAGTTTCTAATAAACCTATACCAAGATGCTTTAGAACTTATCCCTATCATTTTTAAATCTACCTCTAACAACTTGTAGATTTGACTAAGAGAAAGGGTTCTCGTTCTCCCTTTCTCTTTATTGTTTATTAATAACAAATCTTTAATTCTTGCTTTTAAATCTTCTGGCAATTCTATTTTTTTCTCTTTTTTTTCTTGCAACTTTAAAGCTGCATCTATCCATCTTTTAATCGTGGTAAAGTGGACTTTTTTATTTAAGATTTGATATATTTGTCTTAAAGAGTAGCCCTGAAAATAATATTTCAGAGCCTCTTTTTTTATTTTTTCTCTATTCATAACTACCAGCCTCTTTTACTTTTTTCTGACAACTCCTTCACCTCTTTTAATGCTTCTTCAAACATCGGTAGAGCTTTAGCCCAGCCGATTTTTAAAGCTATTTCTTCCATTTTGTGTACTAAAGCATTTTTTATTCTTTCTATCTCTTCTTTCTCTGTTGCTGGTGGTGGGTCATTTGGTGGTCTGCCACCGTAGTTTCGCTGTTCTTCTTCAAATCTTTGTCTCGTATAGTCCGAAAGCTCTTCCCTGTTTTTTATCGCAGATTGCATTAGCTTATCATAAGAGATTTCGTCTTCTACTTTATCATTAAAATCATTATTAAAATCTATCTCCTCTTCCGAAAATTCGTCATGGTTCGGATCTGCAATTTTTGCAGGTTCGAACCTTTCTTCTGTATCCCATCGCTTTATAGTTCCTAATGGGATATTTAACTCTCTTGCTACTTCTTCCTGTGTATATCCTTGCTTTCTCATTTCTAACATTTTTTCTTTTAACTCTTCTGGATTTGCATTTCTTTTAAGACCATTACACCAGTAGTAAATAGTTCTCTCACTTACTCTAAACAACTTTCTCAATTTTTCTATCTCAATCCCGTCTTTATAAAGAAGTCTTGCCAGTTCTTTCTTCTCCTCTCTATCGAGCGGGATTCCATGCATCATATTTTTCTCAATTGCCAATATTCTCGATTCTTTTTCATTCTCTAACTTTACGATTTCTGCTTTAATGGTCTTTTTACCTAACCGTTTTACTGCTAATAACCGATGTGTACCGTCAATAAGCCAATAAATACCGTTTCTATCCCATACCGTAATTGGTGGGAATTCCTGTCCCTCTGCCATTGCTTCTTTATATTCCTCAACCTTTTCTTCAATGGTGTGTGTATATATGCGTGGCATTAGACCCTGAATAATCTCAATTTTATCGATTGGTATTTCTTTAATTCCTATCACTTTCATCTTAATTACCCCCTTCTTTTCCTATTTCTTCTATTTCAGCTTTTATTTTCTCTACAATCTCTTCATAGTCTTTCTTTTCAATATCTTTTGTATGTTCCAGATTGTATTGTGATAGCACACTTCTTACTACGCTTTCTGCCGCTTCATTAGAAAGACCATATTGTTTTGCTGTTGCATAAGTAATAGCCCACAGTCTTTTAATTTGTGGCTCTGTAATCGTATATCTTATTTCATCTTCCACTTCTTCTTTAGATGGTTCTTGTGCTGGTTCTTTTGGCAATTCTTTTACTGTTTCAGGTATTGTTTCATTAACAGCATCAGCCATAGCCTCAGCTTCTTCAAACGGTAATAGAGATGTTTCTTCTGGGAATGCCAAACGGAACGATTGGCTGATTGCTGTTTTTTTCAACATAAAAATTGGCATATTCTTCCAATTCTGTGTATCTTTTTTAGCTTCTGATAAATAGACTTTCCATCGTAAAGGGTGGTTCCAATCTTTACGATAGATAACTACTTCAGCAAATATGTCAATATCATCCTTGCCAACTGAAACATCCCATCCATCCAAACGACCTGTTCTTTCAGCTCTTTTTATATATTCTGTATAGCTTACTACTACCTGCAGACTGCCACGAAACGGGATAAAGTGGCATTCTTTCTTGGTTGGGTCTAATCCAAGATGCTTCGCAAGTCCTATAGCTTTTCTGATTTCCGTGTCGTTAACTGATGTCAAGTGTGGAAATAGAACCTTTACCATTTCCACGATGTTGTTTTCTGTTGATCTTACTACTTGTGTTGTCATGTTAATTTCCTCCTTTCATGTTATAATCTATTTGCTGTAGTAATTGAATCATTTTTTTGTTCTTTTCTATGTAAGCTTGAAGTCCCTGATATTCTCCAAGCTCTTTTTTTAAGATTAAATTTTCTATTTCTAATTGAGACTTTTCAGCTTCAAGTTTGGCAATTTCCTTGTTTGTTTTATAGTTCATATATTGCCAAGCACTTAAAACTATTCCAATTCCAAGCAAAACAAAGAAAGTCTTTTTTGCCATTCTTTTGTTTGCTTCATATGTTTCATTAGTTTTTAGCATTTTGTTCTCTTCACAAAATTTCTTGCAATCAATTTTTAGCATGTCTGCTTACCTCTTTTTGAATAAATTCAAGAAACTTTACAACTTTCTTGATGTTGTCAAATTCAAATGTTCTTCCATGTAAGTAAACAATGAATTTTCCGTTATCTGCATAAAGCTTAGCTCTTAAGTCCCAAGCTAATTTTTCTGCTGTGTAGTAAATATTTTCTTCCATCTTTCACACCTCCTTATCTTTTGTTTGCTGCCATCTTTAACGACATTGCTGGTTTAAACACGACTACTTTTTTCGATGAGATTAAAATTTCCTCACCAGTTCTTGGATTTCTTCCTTTTCTTGCTCTCCTTTCTTTCACACCAAAAACACCAAGTCCGGGAATAGTTACTCTTTCACCGCTCTTAATTGTGTTAATAACAGTTTCACAGACATAACTGACAATATCGTCAGCTTGTGAAAGAGTAATGTTAAATTTCTTTGATGTTGCTTGGACTAAGTCAAACTTTGTCATGTTCTACCTCCTTTTTAAAATTAGATTTAGATTTAGGTTTTTTAGCTTTTCTTTCTTGTAGTTCTTTTTCATAAACATGCAGAAGCTCTGGAGCTGAAAGATAATTAGCTATTTTCGAAACCAATGGTCTTGATGTTTTCTTTCCGGACATAACTTTACGAATAATTACATCACTTACTTTAAGCTCTATCGCAAGCTTATTTATTGATATTCTATTTCTTGCTAACTTTTTCTTTAATAACTGTCTAAATTCTTGCATTTTATCTCCTTCATGTATCCATTGGGTCATGTCCTTATAAAGGTATAAATATAATAGATTGGTTTTTATCTTTTTGTCAATAGATAAAATCAAAATCAACCCTTGAAAAACAATAACTTTTTATTACAAGTTTGTAATATTGTCAGATTTTAGCAGAATGGCAGTTTATAACATTTTCTCCTGTTATTTGTTATGGTTCGGATCTGCAATTTTTGCAGGTTCGAACCATTGATGTGAAATCTGTGCTTGTTTAAAGCTTGTATATACAAATAAAATTACCATATGAAATATGCAAGCTTTGGCGATATTATCTTTCAAATATTTTCTTACCAACAGCACAAGGAGAGCAACCAGTATGCTGTTGCAAAATTGCAGACAGTAATCGCACCAAGCAGTCTGCAATATCTCGGTAATGAATTACTATCACTTGAACTTACTATAAACTTTCACAATGCATTTTGTAATCCGATTGAAGAGTATGAGAAATTAAAAGAATTAGCTAAAACAGGAGAATCGCAAAAACTAATCATTGCTGAGAAAGTATTAGGCGATTTTGTAATAGAAAGCATAGATGCAGAATATCAGCAAATAGATGCATACGGTCAGCCTGTTGACATATCTCTAAACGTTAAATTCACGGAATACATCAAAAAAGAAATACAGAAGAGAAAGACAGCAAGCAACAAAAAGAAAGGTAAAGCTGTCAAAAAGAAAAACAGTCAACAAAATCAAAATCAGAATTCGCAGCAGAAAAGCAATTCAGGTTATATAAATATGCTTGATAAATAAGTGAGGTAAAAGATGCAATACATAAACTATATAGTCAGAGAAGGCGACCGTTGGGATACTATCTCATATGAAATGTATAATGACCCATATTTGTATGAAATCATTATTCAAGCAAATCCGCAATTCTTGGCTCATGCATATCCACCTGCTGGAGTTGTTTTAAAAATTCCAGTTCTGGAAGTAGAAGACATTGACAACCAAGAAGTGATTAACCCACCATGGCAGACAGACTGACATTTTATAAGCCTTACTTATACATTGAAATCAATAATAACAACGTATCAGCTTATATAACACCATATTTAGTTTCATTCAGATATACAGATAACGACGGCTTAAACAAAGATGAAAGTGATGATATAGAAATAGAAGTTGAGGATTCTACTTATTTTTTCCGAGATAATCCACCAAGCCGAGGCTCAAGCCTTAAGGTTCGGTTTGGATACGAAGAGATAGTCAGAAATACAGGGACTTTCTTTATAGATAGCTACAGCTTCAATTATAGTCGTAGTGGTGCAACTTTCACAATCAAAGCACTTGCTAAAGATGTCAAAGCATCATTCAGAACTCTTAAAACAACTGCATTTGAAAATATGACTTTAAAGAAAATATCTGAAGATATAGCAAAGAAGAACGGCTATAAGTTATATTTTGAAGGCGACGATGTAAGTTTTCAGAGAATAGACCAATACAAACAAAGAGATTTAGAATTTTTGCAGAAACTATGTAAAAGATACGGCTATAGCTGTAAAATCTCAGATGGTAAGATTGTAATCAGAGACTTAGAAAAGAGTTTAAATAATAACGGCATCTATACAATCACACCTGAGATAACGGTTGATTTAAGTATAGATGTAAGCAGTTTATATGCTTCTGATGTTGATGTGGTGTATCTTGACCCTAACAAAAAAGATGCTATATCTGATAACAAGAAAACAAAAGTTAAGGCATCACAAGATAAACAAGTAGAAAGAATTAGAGTAGAAAATAAAAAACAAGCCGAGAAAGTAGCATCAGCACAGAAGACTTTAAACGAAATGAAAGAATTACAAGGTAGAATTACGACTGTCGGAATTCCTAATCTTTATGCAAGCAGTCAGTTTGAGTTAAAAGGTTTTGGAAAGTTTGACGGTCTTTATTACTGCTCTACTGTAATACACGAAATAACAAGAGATGGATATACAACAGAGATTGAATTTTTAAAAAATCCACAAGCAGGTAAAAAGAAATGATAAGAAGAGGAATAGTTGTAGCTGTTGATGAGAAGACAGGAAAGGTTAGAGTTCAGATGCCAGACTTAGGTGTTGTTTCTAATTGGCTTCCTGTTTTACACCATAAAACACACCAAGACAAAGCATATTGGCTTCCAGACCTAAATGAGTATGTAATTGTAGCCTTTGATGAAGAAGGAGAGCATAGCGATGGTTATGTTTTAGGAGCTATTTATAACGAAGCTGATACACCACCAACGGCAAGCAAAGACAAATACTTTATAAAGTTTTCAGACGGAACAGAGATAGAATACGATAGACAGCAACACAATCTAAGAATATCGGTAAATGGTAATATCACAATTGAGGCATCAGGAAACATTGTTATCAAAGGTGCAAGAATAGACTTAAATCCATAAAGGAGTTTAAAGATGCCAGCAGTAGTAAGACTTGGCGATAATTGTAGCGGTCATGGTTGTTATCCAGCAAGACAGAATATCCAAGCATCTGAGAATGTTTTCATAAACGGAAGAGGTGCTCACAGAGTTGGAGATGCTTGGAGTAGTCATTGCTGTGGAACTCCTTGCCATGATGGAGTTGCTGCATCTGGCTCTTCAACTGTATTTGTCAATGGTAAGCCAATCTGCCGTGTTGGAGACAGTGTATCTTGTGGCTCTACAATGGCAGAAGGCAGTTCTAACGTTTTCGCCGGATAATCTGTGAAATCTGTGCTTGTTTAATCAGTCCCGCCAATAGATAATGAAAATATGAAAGTAGTGGAAACCAATCAGCTTAATAGCATTATGCAAAATGTAAAGATTATACTGACAACACCAAAGGGAAGCGATATTCATAGACCAACTTTTGGCTCTAATCTGTATTTGTTTATAGACCAACCACTCACAGCAATCACGAAAGGAAAGATTATGGCAGAAATAGCAGATGCAATAGAAGAATGGGAGCCAAGAGTAAAGATTAGAAACGTAGCACTTAACAAAGACTATGAAAGACTGCTAATTAGCATCGAACTTCAAATAAAAGATACTGGAGAAATAATAGAGATACCGTTATGGCTGAATTCGTGAATACTGATGCAACTTATTATGAAAGTTTATTAATTGATGCATATCAGCAAATCACAGGCAGAACTCTATATCCAGCAGACCCTGAACGCTTGCTGATAAACCTGCAAACATATGCAACTACTCTGCTTGCAATTGCCATCAATGAAACCGGGAAGCAGAATTTGTTGGCATATGCAACCGGAGAGAACTTAGACAGATTGGCTGAGTTTTACGGAGTTGCAAGATTGCAATCTCAACCAGCACAGACAACATTGAGATTTTATATAGATGCACCGCTTAACTTTGATGTTGTCATTCCGGCAGGGACAAGAGCAACTCCAGATGGCAACATCTTCTTTGCAACTTTGCAGGAAGCTAAGATACCAGCGGGGGGTTTATCCGTTGATGTTTTAGCAATCTGCAATGTTGCAGGTTCTGTTGGAAATGGTTTTTCTATCGGACAAATAAACAAGCTTGTTGATACATTGCCATATATCAGCAAAGTAGAAAATATAACTGTCTCTATGTATGGCTCAGATGTAGAAGATGATGACAGATTTAGAGAAAGAGTAAGGCTATCAATTGAGAGATTTTCTAATGCTGGGAGTAAACAAGCTTATATCTATCATACTTTATCAGCACATCAAGATATTGAAGATGTAGAAGTATATTCTCCAAATCCCGGACAAGTAAAAGTTATTTTTACTGTTAAAGGTGGCAATATTCCAAATACAGACATGATTAATACAGTCATTAACTACTTAACAGCTGATAAAGTAAGACCATTAACAGACCAAGTTGTTGTAGTTGCTCCGACTGTTGTTAATTACGATATAAACTTTAGCTATTACATCAATAAAAAAGATGAAGCTAAAGTTTCAGTTATTCAAAATGCAGTAAACCAAGCGGTAAATGATTTTGTATCTTGGACTAAAAGCAAAATCGGAAGAGATATATTGCCAGAAGAACTTATAACAAGAGTTAAAGAAGCTGGAGCTTACAAGATAGACTTAACAGCACCAAGCAAACAACAGCTAACAATAGAGCAGATAGCATATGTAAATAATATAAATGTTATATATGGTGGGCTTGTAGATGATTAAGGAATTAACACCATCAAGCATTAAAGAACTTCAATATCTCGTTGATACGTTTGATGTTAGTTTTGAAGATATAAAAGACAAAATCATCAATGTTTTAATACTGCCAAGAATAGATGAGATTACAGATGAAAATCTGCTGGACTTATTAGGCTGGCAATTCCATATCGAAGGTTATAATAAGGCTCAAGATATACAAGAAAAGAAAAACTTAATAAAGAGTGCTATTGAATTACACAGATACAAAGGCACTCCATATGCCATTAAGAAAGTTCTCCAATCACTAAATCTGGATGCAGAATTGCAGGAATGGTTTGATTACAGCGGAGAGGCATACAGATTTAAAGTTCTTGTTAAAACTATCATTCAAGATGAAGACACTTATAAAAAATTGGCAGAACTTATCGATGAATATAAGAATGTGAGAAGCCAGTTAGACACAATCGGAATTCATAGAGATTATATAAACAATGTCTATTATGCATTTGCACAAAAGAATGGTAAACATTACCAAATCGGATTGCATGTAGATACATCAGTAGAAAATAATAATCTTTATATCGGAATGACACAAAGATATGGAACATCTTATCAAATCGGAGTATATAACCCGCAAGTATCTGTAGATAACAATAATCTATATGTTGGTATAACACAAAGAATCGCAAGCTATACAACTATATACCCAGCTAATAATTAGGAGGCTGAAAAATGGCAGATTTTACAGGAACAGTATTAACGCAGAAAGGTAGAAACTTATTAAGTAAAACACAAACAGGAGCTACTTTACAATTCACGAAAATAAAAGTTGGAGATGGAACTTGGGTTACAAACACAGACCCAACTCAGTTGAATGACCTTGTATCTCCAAAGTTAAACCTTCCAATCCAAGCCATTCAAGTAGTTGGAGATGGAACGGTTAGATTAAGGTTTGTACTAACCAATAGCAGTTTATCTCAAGGCTTTTTTATGCGTGAAATCGGCATATACACACAAGACCCAGATTTGGGCGAAATATTGTATGCAGTAGCTTACGCATCAGACCGTGCTGACTTTATTCCAAGTGACGGTGTGACTAAAGTTGAGAATGTAGTAGATATATATACAGTCGTTGCTAATTCTCAAAATGTCACTGCTGTAATTTCTGATACAGTCGTAATTGCTACAAAGCAAGATGTGAATAATCTCAATACACAATTAACTAATCAGATTAACACAGTAAATACTCAGTTGACTACTCAGATAAATACTGTAAATACACAGCTAACAACACAAATTAATACAGTAAAACCTGAACTTGGGACATCTGCACCGTCCAATACATACTCAGGTAAATTATGGATAAATACAAATAACAACTTTCTACAGTATTTTGACGGCTCTAATTGGCAAAATGTTAAAGTATCTAACGCCGATAAAATCGATGGTTTTGATGCAAGTCAAACACCTGCTCCAAATGTAATAATTCCACTTAATCAAAACGGAATTTTAGATTTATCAGCGACTTACATAAAAAGTAATGTCTATACATTCCGAAGAATAGACCTGTCTAATGCAAGCAGTGATTATCTGCTTCAAGTTGGAGAAGAGGCTTATATAAGTTTTAGCAATGCTACAAACGTTCCGCTACATATAGCTACACAGAGCGGAACGTATTATGAGATGCATCTAATCTGTAGTAATACAGGCGGAACTTCAGAGGCATCAGGCAATCCTATTTATCTGAACCCCAACAATACAACTTACTCAAATGCTTTTAAATATGCAGCGTATTATAAAAACAGTGGCACTGCAAGTTCAGAGTATACCACTTACTCTGCTTTTAGAGTTGGTGTAGCATATACAAATGGCACATGCTACATAACAAACTATACTCAATATAAAAACGTGAGAGGATTTTACGATACATATGGTGGTTCCTCTAACGATTATCCTTCTTTAGATATTTTTTCTACAGACTGGAATGATACTTCCACCGCTTGGACAAGTTTAGGAACAGTGTCTTTTCCACAATCAAGCTCAGGTTACATATTAATTAGGAGGTTAGTATAAGATGAAAATATTTGCATATATACACCCAGATTTAAAAACTCTATGCTGTGCTTTAATAAAGGAAGCGGTTCCCTCAGGAGTTGATGCTGTAGAGTTAGAAGTAGAAACTCCTGACGATGTTGTAATTGATAACGGCACAATCAGAGTTAAAACTGATGAAGAAAAATTGCAGGAAGCTAAACAAAAAGCAATCGATGAACTGTCTCAAAAAGCCACAACTTATATTCTTCAATACTATTCCGACACTAAACAACGAAGTGATATTTCAGACAAAGAAAATGGAGAAAGCTATTTAGCATTCAAAAACCTTGATACAACTGCTATTAGAAAAGACATCACTTCAGCAATACTTTCCAATACCGATTTTCAAACTGCTCTAAATACTCTTAATCAAAAATACAACTCAAACAATGACCAGATGATTGCTTATTGGCTTTCTCAAGTGTTAAAGATTGGCTACAGACAATATTTTGTATTTCAAGTTAAGCAAGAATACGCAACATATATACAACAAATACAGCAAGCTACTTCTTTACCGTTGCCTGATTTAGAATTTAAAACACCATTTCCAAGCTTGCCATGAGATTATTAACACCACTTAAAGTAGAGCTTGAAAGCAACGGCAAGAAGTGGAGATTATCAGAAAAGTTTGTAGTCTATACAGAGCAGGCAGGAGAAGAGAGAGTATGGATTGAAGTAGAAGAAGGCTTTGAGACCGACTTCGCTTCTATTCCAAAAATCTTTATTCCTTTCTTGCAGTGGAGAGATAAATTTAATAAAGCAAGTGTTATTCACGATTGGCTTTATCATACTAAGATGTTTGACAGAAAAACATCTGATAGAGTATTTCTTGAATTAATGCTTGCACTTAGCATTAGCAAATTTAAAGCATATATTTTTTATTACATAGTCAGATTATTTGGTTGGCTATATTGGAGGAGAAAATGATTAGTCTAAAATATAAATTAATCGCTTTTTTACTTGCAGGCGTGCTTATTCTTGGCTATTTATATCTTCTTATAAAAGCAACGGACAGAATATCTGAACTCAGAGCAGAAAATAAGCAACTTCAAACACAACTGCAAAATTGCAAAGACACTAATCAACAGCTTACAAACCAAATACAAGTTCAGCAAGAGCAGTATATAAAAGCACGAAAAGAGATTGAAGAAGCTTCTAAGAAACCACCAAGAAGAGTTTTCATTAGACAAGTCATAAAAAAACCAATCTACATTACAAATACAGAATGTCAACAAATGGCGGACTTAATAAAGCAAGCAGAGGTTCAATTAAAATGAAAAAGTTGTTAATCATTCCAGCTCTTTTTATCCTTTCTTGTTCTCAAGTTAAATATGTAGAAAAACCTGTGTATATAAAATGTCAAATACCTGAGATATCAAAAGCACAGAAACCTGTTTTAAACAATGAGATGTCATATCCTGAAAAATTACAGAACATTCTTAACTACCTATTTGACCTTGAAAAAGAAAATAACCTGTTAAGGGAGGCAATAAAGACATGCAACAATTAAGCAGACTTAAAATTGATTTACTTATTTCGACTGCTCTGATTTTAATTTACATGACAGGATTTTATAATTATCTTCCAGCACCAATACAGTTATTGTCTATAAAAGTTTTGATAGTCAGCATTGCACTTATACACGCTCATATATCAAGAAAACTGTTATTGCCAGCTGTAGATTGGAATAAAGAGGGGTTAAATGCAAAAACGATATTGGTTATTGCTCTTTATATTGCTTTTATCTTTGCTTACTCTCAAGCGGGCTAATTCAAAACAAATAGAAAGATGTATCTTTTTAGAGCCAGAGATTAGAAAAGCTCACTTCTATTATTTTGGGTTAAACTTCCCATATTGGTATAGCGTGGCTCAAACTGAGAAAGAAAGTCAATGTAGGCATAATATCGTATCTTCGGATGGCAACAGGTCAGAAGGCTTTTCTCAGATAACATACAACTTATGGAAAAACCAACTACGAAAAGCAGGCATTCCAGAGATAGCATCTATTCCAAATCACGCTAAAGCTCAAGCTTATATTAATAAATACTATTATGACAGAGTTATCTGTAAAAAGCTTTGGGCTATGTATCAAGCATACAACGGCGGGCTATTAATAAACAAAGAATTACAAACAGCAGGTTGTGATTGGAACAAAGCTTATAAGGCTTGCAGGCGTGGCAATGTTTGTGTGTGGAAAACGAAAAAAGGATGCAGGCAATACAGGAATGCTTGCGATATTAATTATGAATACTCTTTATTGATTTACAAATACGGGCAGAAGTATAAGAAAGGAAATGATTATTTTCTTTTTTGGTGATTAAATTGTAAAAGCCATCACGGGCAACCGTGATGGCAAAATCCATTTAGGAGATAGCAACTCCTCACAAACAAGCTAATAACAATTACAATATAACATCAATCACTGCAAAAGTCAATTAGAAAAATCTGAAAATTGTTATGGTTCGGATCTGCAATTTTTGCAGGTTCGAACCTTTTGTCGGGAAATATAAAATTGCAAAATTGCAGTTTAATTTTGTGCCAAAAAAATGCAACACTTTTGTGTCAAAAAAATGCAACACCCTGAAAAAATGCAAAATATATTTATTGCATAAAGTTTATTTATCAAATATTTAAATGTAATTCCGTTATATTCAAAATAGTTTAAAATAGTTCCGAAATGGTGTTGCATTTTTTTGAAAAATTAATGATTTTAAAAAAGATATAATCTC